TTTATTATACCTGTATATGGTTGATTATTATAATGGTCATTACCACTTTCAGGTAATGATATAGAATGACCATGTGCACCATCCTCATACTTACCATAAGTTTCTGCCATAAACAAATCGTTCTTTAATCTTGTTAAATCATACTCTGGCCCGATTTTCCAACCAGTACTCCACGCGTGCCTACTCATTTTATCTCCTTAAATTTTTTCATTTCTGTACATTGAAAACATTCACTACACAATTCTCCATCATGACTTCTACACCACCAAACCTTTTCTTGTAATTCTTTTGGTAGTTCATTCCAACACATTTCTTTTGTAAATGTTTTTCTAAATGGGTTATTAAATTTTATTTTATGTTTAGTATACACATCATTTTGATTTGCTGCCTGTACTACTTTGGTCATCATTCTTAAGTTTGGCCAAGGTGGACCTTCATTTATCGTAGTAGATACAATTATCTCATCATACTCTTTTGCATATGCAATCCTCATACCATCAATAACACAAATAAAAACATCACCGAGTATGTGTGCATACTGAGTAGATGTAGTCAATTCAAATGGTCTTACTTTTTGTAAAATAGGATTCATACTATTAACTGCATCTAATTGTCTTGTCATCATCTTACCACGATTTAATAACTTAACATGATGTACATGAATTTGATAATCTGTATTTTTTAAATGCCAATATAAACATGCAGTAGAATCTAAACCACCACTCCATAAAAACAATACTTTATTCATTATACAAAGTGGTCACCAACAAATAATTCTTGAATTACATATCGTTTTCCCTTTGTTACTGGAACAACATTATGACACAAGAATGCAGGAAACAATGTTAATGAACCTTTTAACTTGTTCATTGTATACCACTCTTTTGTATTTTTATCTTGAATACCAAATTCAACATCTCCACCCTCATATTCACTTGGGTCTGTTAATTGAATAATTCCTACAAGTTTTCTTATTGAGCAATGTCCAGCATTGAAATCTGTATGCCAACCATAGAAACCACCCTTTGTGTATTCTATTAATTTTAATTCGTTATCACAACCTTTAATATCAAAATGAAATACTTTATCATTTACGATATTAGCCATTTGAAACATTTTATCTTGTAACCATTTCCAATCTTTATTTGTTTCATCTGGTCTGAACTCATTATCAGGTTGGTTACACAAATACCACTCATTAGTTTTTCTAATTTCTGGTATGACTGCGTTCTCACCCTTTTCATCCCCAACACAACCAATTACATTTTGTTCTGATTCTGCAATATCTTTTATCAGTTCATCACATTTTTCTGGTGATAAAAAGTTTGGTATTTGTATTGTAAATTTTAAATCGTTATTTTGTTTATACAAAAGTATCTCCTTCCATCCAAGTAACTATAGAATATCTAAACCCGTTTGTGATTGGTGTAACTCTATGTGATAAAAATGATGGAAATATTACTAAAGTACCTTGTGATTTTTTAGCTTTAAGTAAACCACCTTTGCACTTTTCTGTACAATGTTCTTTATCAACACATTGACAATCTGCTGAGTTTGTAATTCCAAACTCTAACACTCCACCATCATACTCATTTTCATCTGACAACTGAATTATTGCAGTTAACTTTCTTAATGAAGTTTCTTTTGCTCCAATATCTGTATGCCAAGTGTAATTACTACCATCTCCATATTTTAAGAATCTAAGTTTATTTATACTATCGATATCATAATTAAAATAATGTTTGTTTGCAACTCTTATTGCAACATCTAATCTTTTAGATAAATTTTCGTCTTGAAAAAGTGTATTGAGAGTTCTTCTGACATCAGTATTAACTAAATTCTCTGTATAATCACCAGCTAAACTTGCATCTACCAACTCATCTGTATCAAGAGTATCTCGTAATTTAGTACACTCTTCTATAGTTAAGAAATTTTCTCGATATACAACAAACTGAAACCTATCATTTTTTTTCATCTACCCTCTTAATCTTTTCCAGGTATATTGTGTACCAAAATATCAGAAGTAAAATAAGTATCTACATCCTCTACATCTAATGAATAAAATGTTTTTATAGTTCCAGAATAATTTTCATCTATTGAAGTAATTGATACTTCATTACCATCTTTATCAAACATTTTATCCCCAACTTGTAAATCATATGTTGGAATGAAACGATAGTTATCACTACCAGAATCAAATGCAAATACAGAACCTAATTGGTGAAAGTGATAACTATTACCATTACTACCACTTATAGTATAATAATGATATGAATCAAAAGATTCAATATCAACAACAACTGAACCACTAAAGAAACTACCTGCTAAATCATCTGTACTATAATTCAAGTAATTCAAATCTGTATTTGGCATTCCAATCGGTTGATAAGATTTAACTACATCACCAACCTCAATATCTTGAATTTGTGTCGTTGAACCATCATACATACGAATTTGACTACCACTTATTGAACTATATCCTCGATATGGATTTATTGGCCAAACTGCCCAACCATCAAGTCTACCTGCAGGTGCTATCAATTGTATTTTATATGGATTATAAAATGAAGTAAGTACCATATTTTCTTCTGGTGTTAATAAAGTTGCACATCTACCCATACCAAGATATTTTTTACCACCTACTTCACTACCAGAACTGATTATAAATTTTTCAGATGCCATTGGTTTACCAGTTGCTGCAGAACCCTCTGAACCAGTAACATTTAACCAATTCCATACCATTGAACTTGATGGTTCTAAATCTGAACGATATGAGTTTATAAAAAGACTACCACCAATACTAACTGCAAATGATGCATCTTCAGATGTAGTCTTTGAAACATAATCTGGCCAATCACCAATACCCTCACCTTGAGTTTTTGATGATGAAACATATGTAGGAATTAAACTTGAACTTACTGGTGAAGTATTTAAAAGTGTTTTAAAATCTCTTTTATCAAATGAACTACTTGCTATTGATTTTAGATTATCACTTATATTACTTGGTGCATCAAAGAATAAATGAAATGTATTAGCATGTTCATCCTTACCTGTCATATCTTCATATTGTCTATCAGTAGTGTTATTAAAAGAACAACTAATATTATTTACTGCAAAACTTGAAGATATATGTGGTCTTTGAGCCATAGGTGGGTTTTCACCAAATGGATGAAGACTTGCAGGTGAACCATATATCACCACATTATCAAAACTTTGTGTTGCTGCGTAATTTGAGATGTAAGTAAACAACTCATTTTCTATATCAGTTGCCTGTGCAGTATATAAATTAGTGTTACTCTCAAAGAATTTTATTTCCTCACTACCACTTTCTATAGTGAAATCTATACCAGCAATTATAGCTGCTCTACTTTTGTTTGGCCAACCACCTGCACTACCTGTTATGTAATTCCAAAATGATTTACTTCTTGATTCTACATCAGATTTTTGTTTAAAGTTTTTTGCTTGTTCTTTCGTAATTGTGGGCATTTAAATCTCCATTTTATCGATAATAAATATCATTCATCCTAATAAATCTATTATTTTTCCTTTGAACCCATTTCTACTCAATGACCACATTATCATTGGTGTGTTCCATATTTCAACATCCCAAATAATCTTTTTATATCCAAGTTTTCCCAAGTTCTTGGCAAAGTGAAGACCAATATTTAAATGTCTATTACCACGATATTCTGGTTCAACCCAAACATTATAACCATAAATATATCCACGCACATTACTATAATCAATTTCTTCTGTATCAACACCATCCTTAAAACTTGGTGTATTGTAGACAGGACATCCATTTTTATCCCATACCTTAGTTATTTTATTACCTGACCAAGTAAATGATATAATTTTATCATCTTTTATAGTACACCCAAATATATCACCATTTTTAATTCTCCAATCATAATCTGATTCGTTCCACATCCCATCGTAATCATCTATATCTTCATGGTATTTTTTTAGCATATCTCTGAGATATTGTTTATCATTATTTGGTAATCCAATATAAAACCCATCATATGGTTTTATATGTATATCATCCGTTGGTATTTCAAACCTTATTAGTTTTTGTTTATCCATCTTGAATTTGACTCATCATATTCTTTGGTATTGAACCACAATTACCACACGCGAATACTTGTATTGGTACTATTGCCTCTTTACCTGTTGGACTCATCAATGCAGATATTCTTTTCAAAAAGAATGATTGTATGAAAGATGCGTTTCCACACTCCTCACATTGAATCGTATCTGCTTTTGAAATATCTATTTCTTGTGGTGGTTCTTGATATTTTCTATCACTCATTTTATCTTCCCTATTATTTCTATGAACATTGCCATAATGTTAATCTCTTTATCAACAACTACAGCATCACTTTGTTGGTATTGTGCAAGTACTAATATACACTCTGCTACATGTCCTCTACCCCAGTCATCAACAGTGTCGAACAACAATCTGAACAAATCAGAAAAATCTGTCACTTTTGAGTCTGCAAGTAATTGTCTTATATTTTTAAACGAATTCTTTTTATCTTGTGTTTTCAAGATTTCTAACACTTGGTTCTTGTAATCACTTTGGATACTCATACCCTCATCAATAACTAACTTGTTATCAACCACCTGTCTTTGTGCAGCATTGATTACTCTTCTGATATCTGGATAACCACCATTCACTATTGTTACGATATCCTCTATCTCATTTGTAACATTCTCTTTAGTTAAGATATTACCCAAATGAACTGCAACTTGTTTTCTATCTGGTGGTATAATCTGAAATGATTGACACCTTGATTGTATTGGGTCTATGATTCTCTCAACATAATTACAAGTTAAAATAAACCTACAATGTTTTGAGAATGTTTCCATTAAGTTTCTCAATGCAGCCTGAGCATTTGGTGTAATGTAATCACACTCATCCAAGATAATAACTTTCATCTCTTGGAATCCGAGTGTTGAGGCAAAGTTCTTAACTTTATCACGAACCACCTCTACACTATTTTCATCCGATGCATTGATATATAGATAATCACAATCTATATTATTAACAAGTAATTTAGCGAGAGTGGTTTTACCTGTACCGGCTCTTCCAAACAATAGAAGATGTGGTAAATCTCCACTCTCAAGATACAACTTGACCTTACTCCTCAAGTGGTCGTTTCCGATGTAAGAATCAAGCGATGAAGGCCGATACTTTTCAACCCATAATGTATTTTTTATTTCTTTTTCCATATCCAAATTGGTTCTCCAAATGCTGTGTTTTGTGTTTCTTGTGTTTTTTCTTTTAGTTCTTCATTAAAATATTCACTCTTGGCATTTCCTGCACCACCACTATTGAATCGTTTAGTCATTTCCATTCCTATACAACCATAGTATTCCATACCTTGTGATTTCAAATAATCATTCATTGGATTACAGATTTCTAAATAACCCTTATCTGGTGCAGAATATACATCTGAAATATTAACTGCAATTATACCATCTTTCTTTAAAGTAAATATCAACTTGCCAAGTGTAGAATGCAAAAAATCTTCATTCCATCTATCAATATTTGTATATCGTTTATAACTTTGTGTATCCTCATCCGAATACTTTTCAATATTAAAATATGGTGGTGAAGTAAAAATTGTATCGAAGTAATTTTCATACTTAGTATAATCTACATCTTCTGCAGGTGAACAAATTAATTCTACTTCTTTTGGTTCTTCAAAAAATGTTTGATGGTTTTTATAGAACTCAACTTGTTTCTGATAGTTTGGATGGTTGTTTGTGTTTGGGTCAATCCCAACGAATGATTTTGTTGTCTCTCCACAATAAAACCCAGCCAACCTATCACCCCAACCAGCAG